TGAACGTTGGTGATGGTCTTGTGACTACAAAGGGTAAGAAGTTGATTTTCTCAACCAACTTGCCATCGATTCGTGATGTTGATCCTGCGCTGGTGCGCCCAGGTCGTTGTTTCGACATTTTGAATTTTGCGCCATTGAATGGTGAGCAAGCTACAAAACTTGCTGACAAACTTGGCACGACATACGACAAGAAAGACAGCGGCACTTACAGTATCGCAGAAATCTTTAACAAGCAACTTGAAAATAATACCAACCGTAAAGTTGGTAGCAAAATGGGTTTTATCTAAGGAGTATATTATGGCTGTACAACAATTTTCCATCAATCAAATTTCCAGTGAAGCTGACCGCAAGAAATTGCTGGACGCAATTCAGGAATGTTCCAACTCTATGATTCGCATCGGTGGTGAAAAAGATTTCATCAAAGAGGCTGTCTCTAAAGTGTGTGAAGACTTGAAGTTGCCTAAGCGCATCGTCAATCGCATGATCAAAGTTTATCACAAACAAAACTATGATGAAGAAGTTGCAACACACGAACAGTTTGAACAACTGTATGAAACCATCGTCAAGTAATGCCAACAAAAGACGAAATGCACAAGTTCCAACAAGAGATTGAAGCTCTTGTTGAAGGAACTAGCTATAACTATATGGAAGCAATTATTGAGTATTGCAACATAACAGGTATGGAAATTGAACTAGCATCAACTCTCGTCAACAAAGAACTAAAAGCAAAATTAGCACTTGTGGCCGAAGAGTTGAATATGATACCTAAATCTTCACGACTACCTATATGATGACTGGATACGAAGCATTCTCACTTTTTCATGTATTGAAATTGCACTTTACCTCGGATAGTTACGACTATTTTAAATACAATGGTAAGTGTAATATTTCAATTGAAACTTTTGAGCGCCGCCGAGACAAGTTCCATTTTTACAAGTTGTCTCGCAAATACAGCCATGATGACTTTCGCCAGTTTGTCATCTCCGTGCTGATGCATAATGAAAATGCTTGGGCAGGAACTTTATTGGAAGATGAATCGAATCAGGTTCACATGAAGAGGATGGCCACGATCCAATCACTGAGTTACACATTCAAAAATGATTGTGCTGTTATCGGTGAATCTGGTGATACCAATGCACTACTCAAAACGACAGGTGAATATCCTGAGCTATTGACGATGGCGTTGCAGAATGTAATAAGTATTGAAACATTGTGCATCCTGAATTCATTCATGAATTTCTTGCCAATGTGGGCACGTAAGATTAATGATGATATTCGTTGGCCTACTGTCCACAGGAAGCTGGTAAAATATGAACGGTTTATACAATTCAATCGTGAGTTGTACAAGAAACACGCACTTGAGGAATTGAAATGATTGAGAAAATCTATGTGGACATGGACGGTGTGTTGTGCAACTTTGAACGCAGATACTTTGAATTGTACAATGAATTGCCTGGATCCATGCGCGACAGAAAAGACTTCAATTTGCATTGGGACGATTTCATTGTAACAAAGCAATTTGAAACTCTTGATTGGTATCCTGGTGCACATGAATTGGTAGAAGCATGTCATGCGACAGGTCTGCCTATTGAGATTCTGACATCATCTGGTGGTGTAAAAAATCACAATGAAGTTGCTAGACAAAAAGTGGTCTGGCTAAATGATCATGGACTTGGCATGTGGAAGCCAAACGTAGTCGCAGGTCGTAAGAATAAAGCTGGGTATGCAACACCAAATACCATTCTAATTGACGATACGCCTGACGTTATCCAAGCATTCAATGGTGCTGGTGGTGTTGGTATTCTTCATAAAGAGATTGGTAATACACTGCTGATGCTCAAAAATCGTATTGCAGTGTGACTATATACATGATATAATGAACACTGTGGACAAAAACATACAACGTAATACAAGGAAAATACTATGTCTTTCGCAAATCTAAAGCGCAATCGCGCAAGCCTGGAATCTCTCACCAAGGCTATCGAATCCACCACACAAACCGCAGAAGCTGGGTCTAAAGATGACACACGTTTCTGGCAACCGACTGTAGACAAATCCGGCAACGGCATGGCTACAATTCGTTTCTTGCCTGCACCTGGTGTTGATGGTGAAGATGGTCTGCCATGGGTTCGCCGTTTTGATCACGGCTTCCAAGGTCCTGGCGGTTGGTTCATCGACAATTGCTTGACAACTGTTGGTGAAAAGTGCCCTGTCTGTGAGCACAATAGTGGATTGTGGAACTCTGGCGTTGAAGCGAACAAGGATATTGTTCGTAAACAAAAGCGCCGTCTGAGCTATCTCGCAAACGTCTATGTGGTCTCCGATCCAGCACATCCAGAGAATGATGGAACTGTTCGTCTGTTCAAGTTTGGTAAGAAAATCTTTGATAAGATTTCTGAAGCAATGAATCCAGAATTCGCTGACGAAACACCATTGAATCCATTCGATCTTTGGGAAGGTGCAAACTTCAAGATGAAGATTCGTAACGTTGAAGGTTATCGCAACTACGATAAGTCAGAATTCGCCGCACAAGGTGCATTATCTGATGATGAAGATAAGTTGGAATCAATCTACAACAAAGAACATTCATTGAAAGAGTTTGTTGAGAAGAAAAACTTCAAGTCGTTCGATCAATTGAAAGCTCGTCTTGATAAAGTTCTTGGCTACGAAGGTGATATCGTTCCTGCTACCCGCGCAGAGGACGTTGAGCTACCTACAGCAACTCGCGCCGCACCAGTTCGTGCATCTGCTCCTGTCGCATCAACAACTGATGACGATGACTTGGATTACTTCAAGTCGTTAGCAGAAGCTGACTAAACCATGAATCCCGCCCAGTGCGGGATTTTTTATGCGTACTGGCGATTCAATATTAATCTAGCAACTTCATCGTCCATGACACTGGCCATTGTTACGGTACCGCCCATGCCTGAAACTTGTGGTGCTGGAGCAGGTGTAGTAACAACGACAGTCTCTGGTTTTCTAGTTATTGCAGAATCTCTGGCAGCATTCACTTCACTTGATGATGTAGCCAATGATTGGCCTTTATTGCTCGGTGCATTGGCCAATTTTGTGGCATGTGGATTTTCATTTTTCTTCAATCTTCCTGCTAAAGTAGATTCAAATTCTCCTACCTTAAGTTTGTGAAGTTCTGGATTGTTGCCTATTTTATAACCTTTAGCTGTCATTGCATCCGCAACCGACATATTTGGATTTTTCTGAATTGCTTCATGAACAGCTTTTGTGCCTGCTGGTCCAATATAGTGTGCCATGTACTGATTACCTGGAGTAATTGGAATATTCATATTTTTCAGGGATGCCGAATTTTGTTCCAAAAGTCTCTTTTGAAGTCTCTCTTGTATTTCTGGTGTAAACTTTGTTGTGTTGACATCCAGTCCTTCCTGTTGAACTAATCCCGGTATGAGTTTTCCTTTACTATCTTTTCTACCAAATAGTGTTGTTGTCATAAATTGATATTTACCAACAGCTCCGTTAGCACCACGTGTTGCTTGATATTCCCCAACCTCTTTGAGTGTCATATCAGTTAATGACTTTCCTGTTTGTGTTTCAGCAATGTTAGTGAACTTACCACTCTTCAACTTCCTATCACCAAAAGAAACATTATAGTTTCCTAATGATTCTGCTCCACCAATTTGTTGAGATATACCAGTCGGCGCCGTTGCCGCCGGTGGTGGAGTTTGCATTGTGACATTGCCTGAAGACATCCGCGAGGGCGCGTTTGTAGGCGCAGCAGGCATGTTTGTAGTTTGATCAACAACAGGATTATATGTCGGAGGCTCTGAAGTCACTAATTTTTGTGATGCAGCATTTTTGCCTTGACTCCACGACTCCAATTGTTGTTTGGTGTAACCATCATACTCACCAGCATCCAATAACATTTTTGCTGTGCCGGGAGGCATTGCGGGTGCCACGCGAGCCTGTTTTTCCAGATTAGAAATATTTTCTAAAGACGCATTAGGATTCTCAATTTTATTGGTAATTGGATCATAACCACCCAATTGTTCCCGTGCCGCTTTTTGATTTGCTGGAGTTTTGATGCTTTGTAATTCTTTTTCTTTCTCAGGTGATAGTTCACCTGCATCTTTTTTCTCTTTCGCCAATTCCAAAAATTTTGCTCGTTTTTCGTCAACATCACCACGCAATTCTGCAAGCATTGCCCCGGCCGTACCAAGTGCTACTAGTGCCAAAAAGACTGGATTTGCAGCCACCGCACCAGCAAATTTGATTATAGTTGATAGTGTATTACTAGCGATACCCATAACTTTCATAATGTTGTCGATGCTAAAAATATTCATAATAGTTTTTAGAGCACCGCCGACAACAGAACTCAACATGCCTGGAATCTTAGATAAAATTGCTTTCAGACCAGCAAATAAAAAAGTTCCATATTCCAATAATTTGCCTATAAAACCTTTTTTATCAGGATCATCGTTTGCTTTTTGACCAAGTTTAGTTGGTTTATTTTTCTCCATGGCACTCTCATACATGGCTTCACGTTCTTTAGCTTTACTGAAAAACATGTCAGCTTTAGTGGATGGAGTGCCACCCTGTAGTTTAACCAACTTAACAACGTTTTGGCGCATCACGTTCATATCACGTGCCATCATAGGAATACCCATAGTATTCTTTGCTGTGATGGTTGCGTTTTGATTGATAGCTTGTAGTAATGCATTATCAACACCCGAAGTTTGACTAGATTGTATTGAACTAGTTGGTGCTGTTTTCGAAGAAGTTGCTGAATATCCTTTACCGAATATTTTTTGTCCGAGTACGGAACCGATGCCAGAACCACCAAACAACGCATTGCGTATGTCTAGTTTTTCTAGTGTTTTTTTACCGATAGCACTTGCTGCACCAGTAAGAATTCCCTTAGACTTATACTCATTTTTTAGGATATCTACTATTTTACTCATTTTGTCCTCTGCATTGCTTTTATACGTTCTCGTTCCTCATCAAGATGCCTTAGTAACATGTTTACATAAAGCTCTTTTTCCCACGGTATCATATTTTCCAGTTCTGTCAGACTATACTTGTGGTGTTGCATTAATGCAAAGTTAGTCTGGTAATGATTTCCCAGATTATCGTGACAGAACATTACCCGAAAAAACTTTGGATTCCTTCAAGCTCAATTTTATCTTCATGATGACATTTGAAACATTTGAAATCCAACGTCTTTTTCAACTTAGGCATCGTATCGAAGAAGTGTTTGATTTTTTCAATATCACTCATTTGTAATTGATCAATGAAATCTTGCAATTCCTGTTCAGAAAAATCTTTTGCGTAGTAGACATTTTCAGCATCATAAACATAGTCAATGCATTTGATGGTTATACTCAAAACTGCCGAAATGTCATCAGTTGTGTTGATTGCATCCATCATAGTCAAATCTGGATATTTCATAACAACGCCAAATTTTTCTGTGATTTGAATTTTTTTATCGTGATCCAATTCGAATTCAGGCACAATCTCTGTCAACTTTAAATCGATCTCTACTAAATTACCACAGGTCTTAGCTTCACTGTTTTCATTCAATACTTGATTGTTGCATTTGTATTTTAGATTGACAACTTCACCAACAGACACTGCTCTCAGATTTAGAAATAGATATTCAATATCAAAAAGAGGCAACTTCTCAACTTCAAAATTGTCGGTCAGAATACAATTATTTAAAATTTGTTTGATGATTTTGATAACAGCATCAACATCATCACTTTCGTTTGCCATGAGGAACAGCTTTTCCTCTTTAACTGTGAATGGACGATAGTCCAATTTTTGACCATTAGACTTCAAAGTGATCGTGTAGACCGGCACATCAATTTTTGGTAAACCCATATTATCTCCATTAAATTAAATTATATTTCGGATGCTTGGTATAATACCTCGCAACTGATTTCTGATAGCTTCCGTCGGAACACCAGAAATCAATGCTGCACCAAGAACAGCGTCAGCATCATATTTGCCCTGATAGAGCGTTTTGTATTTTCTGTACGAAAATTGTACAGTCAGTCTATGGAAGCTATCCTCGCCCCAATTCAACGGCTGTGAAGCAATGGATATGGGAAACGCATCAATCATTTCCACTGCATAAATTTGTTTGATGAAATCATCATACTGAATGATTTTCAAATTTGTAAGGTATCTTGTATCATCATCGTTTGGAAATCTAAGATTGTGTGTGTCGTTTGGCATTATAGCCTCTATCCAACGATCAAACAATTTTCTCTCATAGAAATCATTTGTACACAGGAACGTCAATGAGATATCAGCAAACTGTGTCTGATAAGGAATCTTATATGTCGGACCATACACTTTAGCGTCTTGGGTCAATATCGACTTGCCTGGCAACTCAGTGCTTTCACACTGCAATGCAAGATATCGAGATATTGAACTATTTGTCGTTTTTGACTGCTCATCGGTATTGTCCCGATTGAAGATGTTTGTAATAT